ATCCACATAATCTATCACCCCATCCTGCTGAAATATCTAATACGTTTTTTGCTTCTACAAAATCGTATAATACTTTAGCAACGTTTGGTTTAAATTGTGAACAAATGTATTTTCTTAGGGATAGACAGGTTCGTAATGTATTCTTACTAACCTCATCAAATTTTAAAGTGTACATTCCACCCATAAGGGAGAACATAAAATCTGGATTATTCCAAGTACGATAAGGACCAGGTGAAACTGTGCCATCAACACTCCATCTATTTGCTTGTTGGAAATAATTTGATGCTGGATTACCTGTATTTAATCTACGAACAAATTGATTCTTTCCTTGAAATGTAAGTGGGTATTTGGATTCAGATGCTTTGCGAGGCACCCATTCTCCTTCGGTGAATAATTCATGCCAACGGAAACCTTTTAGTTTAAGGTATTCTTTTCTGGCTTCTTCTTCGGTAATATCTGCATATGGGATTTCATATGTTGCTGCAACCTTTGCTAAAGATTCTTTTACATCTTCTCTATCAAATGTTTTCTTAATATACTCCCATTCTTCATTACCGATAAAGAGATATGGTGTCATACCATAAAACTTATCAAAATAATCTAAATACATAACCTTTTATCTTTTATATTTTACAAAGATACGAAAAATATTTCGTATTTCCTAATTAAATGTGTGTCCATGTGTGACGTTTTACAATTTCCTCAATATTCCACTTACTAACTTTAAAGTTTCTAGCTATAACGTTAGTAGAGAACCCTTGTTTAAAGAGTTCTCTTATTAATCTAACTTGTTCGTTTGTAAGTTTTGCTCGAGGATGGTTTTCACCATATCTATTTGATACACTCATTTAATGCGTTTACATATGCCATTTTAGAACCCATTCCGGTAAATCTTTCGATTTCCTTACCATCTTTCTCTATTATAACTGTGGGTACTGAACGAACCCCATATTGTGTTGCTTCATTAAATGCAACATCTACATCATAATCTATAAAATTAACACTCGGGAATTGACCCTTAATTTCGTTTATGACTGGTGCTAATGCTTTACAAGGACCACACCATGCTGCTGAGAATTTCTTAACTGTTACCATTTTCTTTTTCCTTTTTATTTGTTTTGACTATCCCTCGCAACTTAAACATTCTGGGTCCATTGCTTTTGTTGCAATATCTCCTCTCAATACTGATTCGGTTCTCATATAGTATAATGTTTTCACACCTTGTTTCCAAGCTTCTAATGTTACCTGATTAATCCATTTTGGTTCTGCGATTGCAGGGAATGCTAAGTTTAACGAAACTGATTGGTCAATATATTGTTGTCTAATTCCTGCTTGTCTTACTAAATCTAATTGATTGATTTCTTTAAATGTTTTGAATACATCCTTAACGTTAAATGTTTTATGTTTATCTTCGATTGCAACATCTGAACATAAAACTACTTTACCATTTACGAAACACCAATTATCCAATTCAGCAATATCTTGTATAGAACCACCATCTGCCAAAATCTTATCCCACGTTTCTTTTGTGTTGATTCCAACTTTCTTTAATATTTTTTCTAATTCAGAATTTCTTCTAATGAAAGTTCCTTTTGATGTTTGTTCAGTAAATACGTTTGCTGCCCATGGCTCGATACCAGAACTAACATCACCACTTAATTTAGAGTTAGAAACTGTTGGAGCAATTGCTCGTAAGTGAGTATTACGGAATCCACTATCTTTACACCATAATGGTTCACCATATTCAGCTGCCATATCTCTACTTGCTTGCTCTGATTCAATTTTCATTTGTGAGAAAATCTTACGAGTTTCAAATTGAGCAGTCATACCTTCGAATGGAATACCTCTTTGTTGTAAATAAGTGTGCCATCCTAATACACCTAATCCTAATGCTCTACCTTTTTCTGCTGAACGAACTGAATTCTCAAATCCTTTCATATTCTTTGCCTTCTGAATGAATTCCGAAAGAACACCATCTAAGAAATACGTTGCTGTATAGATTAAATCGGTATCTTTCCACTCATCATACTTTGCTAAGTTTAATGAAGATAAACAACACACAAATGAATGAGATTCATCAGTATGTAATGTGATTTCAGAACATATGTTGGTCATAAACACTTTCAATCCATTTTGTTTGTACATTGATGGATTTTGTTTGTTTACATTACCTTTAAACATAATATATGGTTCACCGGTTGCTTTTCTCTTTTGTAAAAGTTTAGACCATTTTCTTCTAGCATCTTCATCACCATCTTGTAGTTTTCTCATAAACTTATCACCTACTACTGCACATTGATGAAGATTTAAACATTGACGATTAACATCACCCTTCGGTTCTCTAATCTCCAACCAATCTTCAAAATCTTTGTGTTCGATGTTTAAGTTTACTGATGCTGCACCTCTACGAACACTTCCTTGATTTGTTGCAAGTATTGTAGAATCGTAAATTTTAGCGAATGGTACAATACCATCAGATGTTCCATTACCAGTTATTAACGAACCGGCAGGTCTGATTTGGTTTATACCAATACCAACACCACCACCATGTTTTGCTAATAACATTAACTCTAAGTTTTTGTTACCAATATCAAATATTGAATCTGCAACATCGATACCAAAACAAGATATAGGTAATCCTCTATCAGTACCAGTATTTGATAATACCGGAGTTGCTAAACATAACCAACCACGCCAGATGTAATCGAAGAATTTTGATGCTAGTTGTGGTTTGTTCAAACGTTGTGCAACCTTTGTAGAAACTCTCCAATATGCATCTTTTGGTGTTTCACCAGGAAGTAAGTAACCTTTTGATATAGTTTTTATATACACTTCGGTATTACCCCACTCGGGAAAATCAACACCCAATTCCCAACCTAAGTCTTCTGCGTTATTTTTTGCCATAATTTTCTTTCTATTTTTTAAAATATATCTCCCCAATCTTCACCTTCTCCTGCTTTTGAATAATCAGTTGGTCTGATTGCAAAGAAATCGGTGTGTGTTAAACCACCTGTCAAATGGTAGAACCAATCTAATTCAGATGCAGAATCTACATCGAATGGGAAATAGTCATCCCCGCCGGGGATTGGATTGTATCCTAATTCTGCTAATTTTTCATTAACACGTTTTACGATAAAGTTTTTTAAATCTTCTTTTCTAAGATTTTCTAAATCACCTTTTTCGAACATCTTATCAATAAATTTATGTTCTAAATCAATGATAAGTTTTCCTGCTTCGTAGATTGATGATTTAGCTTCTTCTAATAGTTCTGGGAATTCTTCACACATATGTCTGAATAATTGACAACCCATTCTACTATGAAGTGATTCATCTCTTACACTCCACTTCATTTGTTGACCAATTCCTTTTAACTTATTTCTCATTTGAAATGAGTAAAGAACTGCAAATGATGAGTATAGAGATACACCTTCCGAAAATGCAGAGAATATTGCTAAACTTCTAGCAACTTCTCGTCTTGCTGTTGGATTGGTATCCAAATCTTTTGGTGTCCAATCTGCAGTAGTTTCGGTTAGCAAAGTAAACTTCTCTGCAATAGCAGGTTCGTGCAAGAATGCAGAGAAGTCATCTAAGCCTAATGTTTCATTCAGATATGAATATGCAGTAGCATGAATAGTTTCTTGAGAACCAAACATCATTGCCATTTGTCTTATTTCGTGTTTTGGAAACCATTTGGTAACCATACCAGTCCAATAATCACTTACAGCACATTCTGTTTGGGCAAACCCTAAAAGAATATTACCAACTAAATGTTTTTCAGATTCAGTAAGATTTTCATTCCAATCTTTGATATCACCTTGCATTGGAATTTCAGTATGTAACCAAAACGCTTGTGCTTGTTTCAACCAACCTTCCGTGTAATAGTCAGGAAATTCGAATGGTTTGAAAGGTACTCTTTCAGTAAATAATTTGCTCATCTTTATAACTTTGTTTTATTTTGCTTCTTCTACTGATTGTTTTCTATAATCTGTAATAAGTTTTTTTAATTCACCAATTGCTTTTCTTGCTCTTGATTTTGCTGCTTTCGTTGTTCCGTTGTGTTCGGTTTCAAATTGAACGAATAAATCTTTCATTTGTTCAAATAATTCTTGTGAATTTGCCATAAATTTTTATTTTTTTTAAATTAAACATTCCCAACTCAGAATGGTGTTGGTGAGTATAACTATTGTATATATTGAAAAACGAAATAGAATTTTTAATAATTTTTTTTTCTTTTTTATTATCCCATATTAACCCAATAGAATCTCTTTATTATAATATATTTACTCTTAATTTAATAGTCTTAGGATTTCCAATGTCTGATAATTGGATTTATCAAATAATTGTCATCCGTTGGATTTTCAATCTCTTCTTTGATTTTATTAAGTAGATATGATTGATATTTTTTTGATACTGTCATAAAATTATTATGTTTCATAGCATAATTTGATAACATCACATATACCCATTCACTTGGATGATTATTAAAAGCCGGTATTTGGTTTTGATGTGTCGGTTGAATGTAAACTGAATATCCATACCAATCAAAATTATCTAACGCGTATTCATCAATTCCACCAAATCTATATCCATTTTTATTATAAAACCACCAATATTTAAAATCAATTTCACCAATTTTAGAAGTGAACATTGGTAATACATTAGGTAAATCATTATCCCTACTCAACTTATTATCGTAATTGATATTTTTTTGTATCATTACTTTATCATTTTCCAATTTCCAAATGTATGGATTTTGTCCGTTGTAATAAGATTGAGATACAAAATCACCCCTATCTACCCAAGCTGAGAAGAAGGAGTTCATATTGTAAAAATCATAATTTATTTTTAGATATTTTAAAAAATATTGTAATCTTAAAACATCATTTAAATAATTGTTTACCAACATTTCAGCACTACATGATTCGTAAAACTTACCAGCCTGTTTTAAATACTCACTTAATTCATCAGATTTTTCATATGAATTATGATGATATTTTGCACTATGTGCTAGTAAATGAATTTGGTCATCTATACTAACTAAACTAAAATTATAGTTAAAATCCATTTGTATATTAATATCATTATACAAATCTTGTCGAATTTCATCTATATTGGATAATTTTGAATTTATATTAGGTGTCCAATGTTCAAATGAAAAATCAAAATAATCTTTTGATAAATTATGAGGTTGAATATACGATATTCGAGTCGAAAGTGTCCATTCAACATTTACATAAATGTTTTCAAGAGGAACATCTTTTGATTTTAAAACATTAACTGTCCGTATTACCGAATCTGCAATATAAGTAGATGATTGACCGGGTATATCTAAATTTATAATAATTAGATTATCATCATAATAATCAAACATAAATTTATGTATATCGGCAATACCACTTCTTAGTAAATCAGTTTTTAATTTATCATTATTAGTATAATCAACAATATATCTAACTAATCCACCATAACTACATCCAGATGATATAATAAATTTCTTATTCGTATAATCCAAACTCATATTATCCCATATTTTCTACATACTTCTTATGAAGAAGTTGTTTTTGAACTAATTGACCATTTGCAGATTCTTTTGTAGCCATAATTCCATCTGATGAAGATGCATCATAAACTTCAATGAATCCGGTGTTAGTATCCATCTTACATGGGAATGTAATTCCATCGGGTCCAAATCGATTCTTCATAACGTGAGCTCTTGCAGTATTGTTCAATTTATCTTTTGATTTTCTACTCCAACTCATAATAAAATCTGCGTTCATAACTTTTGCATATGAATCTGCAATCTTATCAGCTTCAATTACATCGGAATCAATTGCCGAACGATTTGTTTGAGATGCAGTCCAGACAGGAATTCGTAATTCACCACCCATACCTCTCAAATCAATGTACACACCACCTTGTTCTGCATACGTTGAATCAGTTTTGTTTGAATGTGATAATAACAAATCTGCATAATCCACAATGATTAAATCAGGTTTATTACCAGTTGCAATCATTTTCTCAATATGTAATTGTAATTTCTTAACTGTCACACCTTTTGGTGGGTAGTATTTAATAAGTAATTTACCTTTTAATCCACCAATCTTATGTCTAACTTCTTCTCTTTTATCTTTCAAATCAGCAGAAGGAATATGAGTAAAGACGGTATCATATCTAGCACCTACATAGTGTTCGGATAATTCCATAGTATAGTGAACTACACTCAATCCTGCTTTTACAGCGGATGCACCTAATGCTGTTAAAATCCAAGTCTTACCAACACCTGATGGTGCAACTACTACTCCCAATTCACCTGGTCCTAAACCACCATCCATTAAATCCGTAATTGGTTTCCAATCCGTTGGGACAGTATCACGTTTAACATCAGTTGCACGGTCTTCGTAATCTAAAATGTAATCGTGACCTAAATCATTCTCTACACCAACTTTCATTGCTTTATCAACCAAATCTTTGATTTTATCAAAGTTACCTGCTTTTAGTAAATCTACTGATTGTAGGATTACTTGTTTTAGGTTTTGGTTTTTACAAAACGATGAAAATTCATTTTTGATATAATCGGAATCAACATTACCTACTTGTGTGTAGATATGACGTAATTGTTCTATTACAGTAGTTTCTAATCCCTTATTCTCTAACTTTGATATTCGTACCTTAAAAACATCCAATGATGGTGTTTTTTTGTACTCATCGTGGTATGATAATATCTCACCTACTATCCATTTATTAGCATCCGATTCAAAAAATTTAGGAGTAACAATTTCAGATATTTGGTCTAAGAATTTTTCATCAGTTAGTAACGCAGATACAACTTTTGATTGAAAGGATTGCCCATACTTCGCTAAGTTGTCTATCTCTTGCATTATTTATTTTCGTTTACTACTTTTTGAACTCTTGTTGCTGATTTCCATTCTGATTTAGGACAGAAAGCCCATACACCTGTACTTACTTTTGAATCTGCTTCACTATCACCTACTCTACGAATAGTTCCTACTTTGTTATCTTTTGTTTCTTTGATTACTTTAATACACTTCATAGTTTTTCTCCATGTTTAAATTGTTACTTAATAATAATATTCCCAAACGTTCCTTTTAACCAATCGTTTAAATCACCGAAACTATTTGCAACTTTATATTTCAAACAAACCTTCATAAAATCTAATTTATTAATTGGATTATTTGGTTCATTGAATTTTTCCAATATTTGCATCTTAATGATTCCACTAATATCGGGGTCTTTTAATTGCATTAGTTCGTGGTTCATTACAATTTGGTCTTTTGAAGATAGGATATCATCGTATATTTTGATTTTACCCTTCTTTTCTTCACATAAACGTAGTAAATCATCAACTGATAATTCTACCTCCTCAGTCAGTTCAGGAAACCTCTTTATGAGGGTTTTAATACCACACCCATTAACTCCCGGTATATTATCTGATTTATCACCATCTAAGATACGATATAGTAATAGGTTTTTGGATTCTAATCCAAATTCTTCTTTAATTGCTTTTTTGTTGTATATTTTCTTCTTAGTAGGAGACCAAACGATGGTTTTGTCATTTACCAATTGTAGGAAATCCTTATCGGTAGACATTACCACCGCTTGTTCATCCTCTTTAAGAAGTTGAGTGGCGATATAAGCCATAACATCATCTGCTTCAACACCATCATAAATCATAGTGGTGACAGGTAGGTGATGTAACATTTCTGCTAACCAAACGAATTGTCTCTTCATTGATTCACGTTCATCTTCAACGTTCATCATTTCAGCATATTGACGATTCACTCTTAATTTGTTAGGGTCTCTGTCTGCCTTATATCCACTAAATCGTTTTTTACGATTAGCAGAACCACCCTTACCATCAAAAACTACAATAACACGAGTTGGTTGAGTTTGACGAATTGCGTAACCGATTGATTTGAGGACACCTGTTACTCCCGCAACGTGGTCTCCATCATCATTCATTGTTGGGATAGATGACCAACAACGAATAAATGTATTTAATCCATCAATTATAAGAACTCGTGAATTTTTCGTTTTAGTAGAATTATTCACATGTTCACTCTCTACCGATTCTAAAATGTTTTTGTATATTGCTTTCAATGCCTTTCTTTTTAATCATCCATACCAGGACCTGAAGTATCTATTTCTAAATCTTCCATGTCAATACCATCGGATTTATATTGTAAAATTGTAGATTCACAAATCTTCTTATAAATTTGTTCTCTAACTTCTTCTCTTTCCGTCATCAAAGGAATGAAATCCTTAGATTGGAATTTGATGATTTCACCAGTATCGGTATCAGTATATTCGTACCATGCACCGGCTTGTTTTACGATTTTATTGTCTTTCATTACGGACAACCATGAACCATAGTTATCAATACCTCTATCAAAGAAGATATCAAAATCTGCTGCTCTCAATGGTGGGCCCATTCGGTTTTTCACAACTTGTGCTCTAACCTTCATTCCAACAATTCTATCGTTACCACCAATTTTAGATTTAATTTGTCCCATTCCTTTCAAACGTAATCTTACGGATGCGTGGAATGCCAATGCCTTACCACCACTTGTTGTCCAAGGGTCACCGAACGGCATTGCGTTCATCTTTTGTCTTAATTGGTTGGTATATACTAATAAGATTTTTTGTCTACCAATCATATTAGTAATCTTTCTCATCGCCTTAGAAATGATGATTGCTTTATCGGTTGCGTAACCATCCTTACCATAATCAGCTGCTAATTCCGTTTTTGTTGATGCGGCTGCAACTGAATCGGTTACAATTGTTACCAAACGATTTTTATCAGTTTGTCTAACTTTCTCAATAATGGTTTCAGTAAAATCAAAGATTTGTTCAACTGAATCCGCAGATACATAAAGTAATTTTTTCACATCCACACCGATTGCTTCTAAAAATTCTCTACTTACTGCCGTTTCAGTATCAATCAATACTGCAACTCCACCTTGTTTCTGCGTTTCCGCAAGTAAGTGGGCCGATAGTAATGATTTACCACTTTGTTCTAATCCCGTTACCTCAACAATTCTACCAACTGGCAAACCACCATAAGGACGATTTGAAATCGCTACATCTAGCATTGCACATCCGGTTGAAACCCAACCCTCAACGTTTGTAGGGGTCGAATCATCATCCAAAAAGAATGCTACCTTTTGGTCTTTTGATTGTTTATTTAGCTCACCCGCTAGGATATCGGCTAAATCCAATTCTTCTTTTTTTGCCATAAAATGGTTTTAATTAGTTGTTGAATAAATCATCAAATGCTGCTGCTACATCATCAGTTTTCTTAGAAACTTCTGGTGTTGATTGTGCAGGTGTTTCTGTTGAACCACCTAAATCATGAGATACTGATGGTGTTGGTTTTGCTGAAGATAATGTTTCTCCTGTTACTGAAGCTTCAGTTTCATCTTCATCAGATGTTGCTGATGGATTTAACCAACCTTCCAACACATTCTTTAATTCTGCGTAAGATAACTCCTGATACAATTCAGTAATTTCAGTTTGATTCTCTAAGAATTTAGCAATATCTCCACCTTCTGCTAATGGTGTTTGATTTGGTTTTACTCTAAGAGTAGTTGTTGGATATGAAGTTCCAGCATCTTCTGCTGAAATATATTCAACTGTCAAATCTCTACCTGCATTCGGGTCAGTAATATCACCATAATCGGGGTCAGCGATGTACCCTAAGATTTCTTGATAAACTGTCTTACCAAATCCCCAAAATTTAACACCTTCGTTTTCTTGACCACGAACGATTACAGGAACAAAGGTTCTCAACTTAGGCTCCATTGCCTTTGCTGCTTTCCAATCTTCCTTATCACCCATTCTTTTAAGTTTGTCTGCAAACTCAACAATTGGGTCAGGTCTACCGAATGATGCCGGAGATAGATAAGTTTTGTTATTTACGTTGTAGTGAAAATACAATTCAATGAACGGATTGTCTTTATTGAATTTGTAAGGTACGATACGGACTTGTGATTTACCAGGAGTTGGTTTCCATAATGCATCCGTTTTCTTTTGTGTGTTTTGTAGTTTGTTTAGTCTACCTCTAATTGCGTTAATGTCTAATGCCATTGTTTTTGCCTTTTAAGTTTAATAATTAATTTGTTTTATGGTTTTATTTACGAGTCTTTCCTACTCGCGGTGTGTAAGTATAAATATACGATTTACCGATTTTCGTATATAATTATTCAAAGATTTTTTATAATTTATTCAATGATTCTGTTGCAAATTCAACACTATTAACATATGATTGTCTAAATTCTTGTATAGCCAATTCCCACATTTCATTATTGGCAGGAATATCTACAAAGAAAGAATTAGCCTCGATTGCATTTACCTTTTCAATTTCTGATAATGATTCATAATATTCAGAAAAATCGTAATTATATGTTTCTTTTAATAGTTTTTGATTAGGTACATTCATTCTTACTAATCTACCAATTAATTGTCTAGAAAATTCAGTAAGTGATAATCCATCACCATCATCTTTATCTGTTCTTTTTAAAACCATTACGCCACTCATAGTAGGAATATTCATTCCCATAGTTCCTTTATTAACAACTAGAATTATCGTTAAAGGGTCTTCGTTGTTGTTAAGTTTTCGTTTTAAAGAAGTTTCGTTTTCTTGTTCAATACTACCATCGGGTGTGTATGATTCATTTCTACCACTTGTCATTACACATGTTTTAAAATCACCTTCGATTCCTAACTCTAAATAAATTTGATTTACTCTTTTTAAGACAGTATCTACTTCATATGGATTGTTATATCCACTAATAGAACAAGAAAGTAAAAGTGTTTTTTTAACACCAGTAATTAATTTAGAATTTTCAATTTCAATGATTCTTTCTTTAATTCTATCAAATGTTTCTTCTACATTTTCTAAATTTAAATAGGTGTGTTCTTTAATCCACGCCTGTTTTGGTAGTAAAAGTTGAACAGGACAACTTTTGTTTATAATTTCAAATGTAGTTTGTGAATTATTAATAGGTACTTTTCCGGTTTGTTGACCATTTGGAGTTGCCGTTAATCCAAATACATATGGATTATAAGAACTAACTTCGGATAATAAATTGTAAAGAACTGCTGAGTAATCATTAGTATTCCATCCTACTGTTTTTTTATAAACTTCTAAATCAGTGCATAACCAAGTATGTGCTTCATCGATAATTATTGAATGTTTAATATTACTAACTTTACAATATTTAATAAGATTTTTACCATTCTTACTAACCAACCCTTTGTGAGTTGAAATTTGAATTACACGATGACCATCTTCTAAAAGTTCAAGTGTACTTTGTGGATTTTCTGAAAACATCCAACCATTTGCCTGAGCACATATTCTAAAATCAATTTCATCTAAAATACCACATTGTGGTGCAGATACTATAACTAATTGAAGATTATGTTTTGGTTTTGACCACTCTGGTATCATATACTTTGTGATGCTAAATGTTTTACCTTGTCCAGTTTTACCAACAATAATACCGATATTATTTTTTATTTTAGGAAAAAACTTTGAATTACAATATGCAATCCAATCTTTCCAAATAAAATCAATTGGGTTTATCCAACTACTACCTTCAACTTTTTTTAAGTTTCTACCAGGGGTCAACCAATCTTGATATAAATTTGTCTTATATCGTGAACAATTACCACATAATGTTAAAAGATTATCTGGTAAGTTGTTGTTAGGATTACCATCCCAGTGTTCGATTGTTAGAATACCTTTTGAATTGTTATCAGTTGGTAAGGTATAGGTACATTCATAACCTAATATAGCGTTACAATTTTCGCAATATTCTTTTTTACTATATTTCATATTTTAAGTTTTATGTTTTAATCTTATAATGCTAATATACGAAATCTATTCGATATTACCAAATATTTTGGGTATTATTTTGCCCATTTTCCATTGGAAACAATTTGGGCAATAATCCCATATACCGAAAGGTCTTGAAATGTATCTTCCAACGATTCCCCAACCAAATCTTCTTTGTTTAAAACCACTAATTGTTTCAAACGTTGGATTTTATCGTTTACTCTGAACCAAAGACCTGTTAGTGATAATTTCTTATCATCTGCAGTTTCTAAGGATGTACCTACTGCAATATTACCTGGTCCATAGTTGGATTGTTTCATGCAGAATAATTCATATTGAGTAAACATAATACGTTTAAACTCATCTGTCATTTCTGGGTATTGTTTTTCGATTTCTTCTACGAGTTTGGGATTATCGTATTTGATGAATGCAACCTCATCATCGTTTTGTTCGATTTTGGGTGCGATATTAAGTTCTAATTTATTCTTACTCTCCTGTTTAATGATACGAGGAGTTTGTGTTGTGCTCTTTGACATATAACCTTTATTATTTTTACTTTACAAATATACGAAATATATCTGATACTACCAAATATAAAAGGGTGATAATTTCTTACCACCCTCT